TCGTGCCGCTGTTGCTCACCGTGGCAGATGCGCCAGGGCTTAGCGTTGTCGTCGTGCCTACTGTCACGGTTGCGGCATCGCCCTTTTCCGCTTGAACGGCGACTTCCACAGTGCCGCCGTCTGTCGTCGTCACTGACACGGTTTCTTCCACCGTAGTCACATCAAGATTTACTGTCTCTGCCATATTATCGTGATTCTGGTTGCAATACCGTTAGACTGCCGCGTAAGTAGGTTTTAACTCTGCCGTTTGTGTCCGTGCATTTGATAGAGTAAACGTAAAAGCCTGGAGCAAGATCAAGCTCGGTAATCGCGTTCACTGTAAATGCCCATGTCGCTGCGTTTGTGATAGTGATTCCGCTGCCGTTTGTCAGCGTCTTAGCTGTGGTGCAGTTGTTGACATTGTTTAGGCGGAAATCAATTTCCACGGATGCCAAAGCATCAAGGCTTGTTGGAGTGCGCGTAATGACAAACGGCACAGCATCTAGCGTGTCACCTTGAAACGTAGTCGGGAAATTGTATGTTCCGAAAGTAGCCATGATAATCAAAGTTCGATTGCGACGAATTGCACAAGGCAAGATGCGGTGTCAGCTTTGGCATATACCGTGCCGCTGCTAGGCTCAAAAACCGCACAATCCAGCGGGCGGATTTTCAACTTAAAAACCGTCAATCCAGAGTCGCCGCCAATTTCCACAAAGTTCGTTGCGTCGAGATTCTTAATAGCAAGCTGCCGTGGTGCGCCTGTAATATCGCCAAGGTTAAGCGTCTCCGCAGTCGTGCCGATGTTTTGCGTTGCTTGCGTCATATCAGCCCCCGCCATGTCAAAGCGTTCTCTGCTATCAATCGTGACAGTTGCCCCGCCCTTTGTCGCTGATACTTTGATATTCTGCGTGATCTCGTTTGCCATACTTATTGTTGCGTGTCAAAATCAAGGCGCGTCATAGTATGCACCGCCATCGCTGCCAGTTGTTATGCTATTATCAGCATCTCCGCTGACAATCTGCGGCACAAACAATTTGCCATCGCTTCCGATAAACAGAGAATTGCCAGCATCAGAGCTAGCCTCAATCCTCGGCATGTTGAACGATGGGCAAACAATATCGGATTCCCACCATTGAACAATCGTCGCAATCAAATTAGCGTCAACATCTACACTGCCAAGGAACAACCAAACCTCGCCATTATCAGGCTTGCTTGCTGGCGTTGTGTAACTAGATTCAGCTGCGACACGATCAAAAAAGACAGTATATCCATCGACTGTCACATAACCAAATCCCGCCGATGGACTGTTAAAATAATCAGTGGATGTTCCAACGCTTGCATAATTGCCTTTTAGCCAAATTCCATATATGGTAGATGCCACAAGCGTCAAATATCCCGCAGTGCTGCCGTCTGGATGATTGAGCAATGATCCACTGCCAATAGTTATATTCTGCTGTTGTGACTGAGCGTCTGGCGTTGTCGGATGTGGGTTCCACTCCCTGAGATAAACTTGCAATACTTGCCCATAGTTCACAAATAACCGCAATGTGGAGCTAACGACTTGAGTTGATAGCTTGAAGGGATGGTTATAAATCTCACCAGATGATTGCGACCCGTAAACAACTGGCACACGGTCACGCAATCTTTGCAATGCCGACCTCATGCCGTTAGCCCAGCGTGCCGTGATTGCGTCACCTGCGCGAACAATCTCTGGCAGTTGAATTGGCGTATCTCCATTTCTTACTCTCATGCGTCGTAAAGGAAGTCATCATGTCCACCTTCCTCGGAAAGCGTCCACTCTAAGTTGGTTCTGTATAGTTCGCCAGTTTGTGATTGGCTAACTCCCGTTAGCATCCAATCCCTTGTTCCTGTTGGCGTGGGTGGCGTGCCTCTTGGCGTTGCAATCAATCCTAGTTTGTTGAGTTGCGCGGCTATCAATTGATCTTCGCCCTCGGTGGATTCCTGCCAAGTGTAAACGGATTTCTGGTAGGTTGTTTGCCCTTGTTGAATCCTCACTGCAAAATCCTTTGCATCAGCGGCGGTGAATTGATCTAGTGCTGCTACTTGCGAGTTTACGTCATCCGCCAAATACAAAGTGTCATCTGTGATGTTGTAATAAATCAGCCCGTCGATGAGCATTCCCAAAAGTGTTCTGTCGGTATCTGACAACGCACCCCACTTGCGATGCTTGGAAAACGGAACATCGACAAGCTGCCCAGTTAGGTTGTAAGTCGGCAAAGCATCCGCGCCTAAATCACCTTCTTCAAATTGATTTGTGCCGCTGCCAGTTGCGGTCACGGAAAAGAAAATCAAGTCGCCTTCCACGCGGGAAAGTGACACCTCACTGATTTGCAAAAACGAATCAAACGGCGATGGAATGCTAGGGTCAAGATCGGAAAGCAACGTGCCTTTTGCAAAGCTCGATTGCGCCGCATCAAAATCAGCGGCTTGGATTGCAAACTCATGTTGCGCAACCCATCCGCCTTGTTCTGACTGCCTAGCGTTAAATCCTGGTTGCGGCTTGATTTCGCCGCCGGTGAATCCTTTTATAGTCGCTGCCATATTCGTTAGTTGCTAAATTTTGCACCCGTTGGTTGTTTTTGCATTGCCTCAAGAACTCCTTCCCTAACCGCTTGTGACATGCTCATGTCAATGCCAGTTTTGATTCCTTTTTGAATCTCCATTTCTAAATTCACATCATTTAGTTGGCTTCTAATTCCTGACATGAAATTACTTGATTTTTTAGAGTAGTCATCGCCCAAATTATATTTCTCTCTAATGGTGCTAAAATCGCCAATTCCTTGCGCTGCCTGCAATAGTTTTTCTCTTTTTGCCGGATCGGTTTCTTGTAACGCTTTATCCATCAGTTGATTTTTTGTTTCCATGTTTGAACGTCTTTGGTTTTGTTGGAACCATTCAGCATAATCAACCATTACGTTTTCTATTGTTCCCATAATTAGTTTTTCGAATCCGGTTTTTACACCTTCCGCCAAAACCGCGCCAATCAAGTTTCCAATAAGTTGAAATTTTTTCATGTCGCCCGTTAGCGAGTCTGTCAACGCCTGCCCAACGAATGTTCCAGCATCTGCGAATCTTTGCTCTAGCTTTGGCAATCCTACGTTTGCCGCATCAAGTGCGTCTTTTAGTCCCTCATTGAATCCCGTGCCGAATGCGACTTTTAACTGGCTGATATTGTCTTTCATGTTCGACAATTTGCCTTCTGTCGTGTTAGCAAGCCGCGCCATCGCGCCCTCAGTTTTTGATAAAACGGATTGCATTTTAGCAAGAGCTTGCTCTCCAGTTAGTGTGGCGGCAGCCCCTTTTTTCTGTGCTATTGCTAGTGCCTCAAATTCACGCTTTACATCACCAGTAATCAATCCGATTTCCACCAATCTACCAACGCTTTCACCAGCACTTGTGCCGCTGGTCATAGCACCGAAAACCCTGCCAATATGCAAAGCCACTTCCTCTAATGGTCTGCCAGAAATTGCGGCAGCATCTCCCACCATGCGCAATCCATCGCCTATTGCCAAAAAATCACCGCCAGCGTTTTGCAACTGCTTGCTTGTCGCTGATAATTCCGCAATCTCAAATGGAGTCGATGCTGCAAACTTGGCGATTTCTTTCATCCGCTTTTCTGCTGCCGATGCGCTGCCAAGCAACGTTTCAAATTGCATCGTTAAAGATTCGATATTACTTGCTGCTTGCGAGGATGACGTTAAAAACTCCATCGCCTGCCCCAATGACACATAAGCCCCCGCCGCTGCCAATCCCGCCGCGCCAATACCTGCGATTTTTGCGCCGACATTAGAAACGCTACGATTTACGCCGCGCATCGTCTTTTCAAACTGCGATGCGTCACCTCTGATTTTATCGGTTAGTGCCATACAATACCTTCTATCTCTGCGTTCGTGTCAATTTGTTGCAAGCGTGCGATGCGTTCTTGCAATGGCTCATGCTCTGCCGTGCCGATAATCTTTTTGCGGAATGTCTTGATGCCTTTGCGATACAATATCGCATGAAACAATTTCGCCGCT